TCAGGCCGAGTACTGTCTTCCGTGGGACGTATCCAATCGTGACGACGAGTTCGACCGGCATGAGGTGGTGTGGGCACATCGTGAAGACGTGGTGGTTCCGCAGCACGATCATCTCGGTGTATGTGGCTGGAAAACTCACTTCCTTCGTCCGGAGCTTCTCCTGCTTGAACATCTCCGTGTACATCCGGGCGACGCGGCGTGGAGTGTCCTTGAAATCCGGGTCTGTCAGTGGAACACCCATCCCGTCGAGCAAGAGCTTGACACCAGCCTGCATTTTCTTCGCATTCATAGGGTCACGTCCTTCTGCTCAGTTTGTAGTGGCTTGTCGGTCCGGAACACGGAGAGCCGGAACGCTCCCTTACGGGGGCATGCTTCGAAATGTTGCATGCGCTGCTGCATGAGCGAGTTGAGCAGTTCCGTGAGGTGGATTTCCTCCGGCATGCCCATAGCATCGATTGCCTCTTCGAAGTACCCGAGCGTAGCCGCACACATGGGACAGACGCCCTCGTACCGGTACCCGGAGTCCGAATGGCCGTGCTGGATGAATGCGACGAGCACGTGCTTCACTTGCCCCTGGATCCGAAGCACGGCACGAGCGATGTCGTGGACGGGTCGCATCACTGCACCACCAGGAACTTGTGGAGTTGCACGCTTAGGCGAAGGCTCGGGTACGCTTGTACGAGGTCGAGGCACGTGCGCAAGTTCAACTGGTCGACGTCGTGCTTTGCGTTCCGTGGTTGGATGTACACGAGCTTCCCGCCTTCCGCCCAGTCTATGGCGTCTTTTAAGGACGGCCAACCGGGGCCATTCCCGAGCCCTGGGACGATGACCTTGATCTCGTCGGCGAGCCGGATCACCGTGTCCAAGAACCCAGGCTTCGGACTCACGCAGATGTAGACGTTCGGCGCAAGTGTTCTGAGCTCCTCCGAGTGGACAGTTCCCGACGTCTCCATGTGCAGGGATTTGCCCCTCTGGAGCAGTGCGTCTACGAGAGGAAAGAGAGTCTGGTTTAGGGGCTCACCTCCCGTGAAACACACGTGCTGCATCGCTTCCGGAACCTTCCCTGCGAGTTCCTCAACGGAGAACCGGCCCCCACCCTTCCAGTTCAGGGCCGTGTCAAAGTCCGTATCGCAGTGGTGGCAGATCTTCTTGCCGACGCTACACCCGACAAAGCGGATGAAGGTCATCGGGGTGCCTGCGTAGAGGCCTTCACCTTGCACGCTGTGGAAGATTTCGACGACGTCATACGTCGGATCAAATGACTGGGACATTACGCACCTCGATCACCTGGATGACTCGGTCCACTTGTCCGTAGGCCTCAGCCGAGTTCTTGGACGTCTCCCACACTGTGACGTGGACGTCGAACCGAAGTCCCAGGAACCCACGGAGTTCGTCTGCGACGAGCTGAGCGAGGTTCTCGGCGGTCGGATTCACGTTCAGGACGACGAGTGCGTGATCGTTGTCTACTAGCCAGTTAGCGAGAGCGTAGTCGTCGCTTCGCAGGACGAACGCGTGGTCGAACTTGTTTAGCACCTCGCGCACCGCGCCCTTCAGATCGGAGAAGTCCACCAGGAGTCCCTGCTGTACGTCGTCCATCCGCCCCTCGATCGAGACCTGCCAGAGGTAATTGTGTCCGTGCGGGTGCCGGCACTTGCCCGCGTAATTCATCAGTCTGTGTCCGGTCGACGTTTCGTGCGTCACGGTAATCTTCATAGGATTCGCCTCTCCACGCCGTGGTTACGTTCATGACGGCTTCGTGCACCGCCGTGTGCAATTCCTGCTGGTGTCGAACGAGGAAGTCGTGGGACACTCGGTCTTGGGGGTTTAGTTTGATTTCGAAGCGGAGACCCCGGAGAACGAAGGAAATCGGATCGTTCACTTCGCACGCTCCTGGTACCACATCAACGTGCACAACCCCCACATTGCCGCCGCAAGATCATCGTCGGGAGTCTCCCCAGGGAACAACTCCCCGGATAACATGATCTCTTTCGCCTTCAGCAAGTGCTCGATGGCGTGGTTGTACGTGTCGGACAGTGGCAGACCTTTCTGCCAGTTGTGCTCCCCGTACTTACTCGCCCCCAGAGCATACCTCCTAGCGAGCCGTTCGAGCGCTAGTGACGGAATGAGGTCGTACCGTGGTTTGATCTCTGACCGCCGTGCACCGGCTTCGAAAACATGCATGTCTTCAGCTTCTGGTACCTTGTTCGTCGCTCTGATCTGGTCGAGCGAAGCCGCTTTCGCACTGAACATGTTGGCCTCCGTTCTAAAAGATGCTCCACACTTCGACGGAGTGCGGTGGAGCTTAACACTGCCCACGAGAGGTTACTCGCCCGTCTCGACGTCACTAGTAGGGGTGCTACCCAGTGACGTAGTCCCTAGGACTGGATCGCCATCCGCTTGGCAACCTGGTTCCGCGCATCGTACCACTTGCCGTCGGCGCCCTTCCCTTCCTTCTGCACCTTGACGGCGATCTGGAGCTCCGCGTCCTGGAAGGCACCCTCTGTGAACTTCTCGATGACGTCGAGTTCGTCATCCGCGTCCCCGAACACGGCCACGGCCAGCTGCCTGGCAGCGAAGTTCTTGCCCGGCTCCAGCGTGTTGATGTCGAACACGTGCCGGCCCTGGAGTTCCTCGGGAGTCCGGGGATCCGCGGCGATCACGAAGTCCAAGTTGAAGTACGGCCACGGATCCGGGTTCTTCTCCTTCGGCTCCGGCGTCTTCATCGTGATCTTCGCGATGCGGACGTGGTAGATTCCTTCCGGGACGGGCTCACCCTTGCTCATGTCTCCGAGACGGAGACCTTCTACGGTTGGCATGCTATACTCCTACGGTTGGCTTGCTGTTAACGACCGGTGCCGGGGCACTCGCCCCGACTTTCATCTTGGGTCCGACCTCAGCCTTGCACTGTGCAAGCGCTTGGGCGTCGCCCATCATTGCCTTGATCAGGAGGCCGTAGTCCGGGACGATGTACTTCGGGAACCGTTGGCCCAGTGGCGCACGGATCCCCGCTACGATCTTCCCTTCTGCCTCCGTCATCATGACCCGTTGCTGGTTCATGAACTTGCCGAACAAGACGCCGTCGATCCAGCCCGGGAGTTCCCGTGGGAGCTTGGCCCCTGGGAGCTCGGGAGCTGGGTACGTGTTCCGAACGTCGTTCACCGTCTCCTCCTGCATGGTCTCGCGACACAGGAGAATCAAGTGGGCCTTTTGGTTCGTCAACGCCTTCACGGTCTGGCGTCCCTTCTCCGGGACATACGCGTAGATCCTCCTCGGATCATGTCCTGGGTGGGCTACTCCCACTTCCGTCCAGTTCATGACCTCCATGCCCTTCGCCATCCAGATGTCACCCATTCCGGAGAGCGAGTCGAGAACGATCGTGTCGTAGAACTCTCCCGCGTACTGGCACTTGCCTTCTTTCTTACTCAGTTCGGCGAAGACAAGTACGGCCTCATCCCAATTCCGAACAGGGATAATCGGGACATCCACGTCCGCGAGGGTCTGTTGGCCCATTGCAGCCCCCTGGTCTGTGCCGATGATGATCGGCTTGAACCCGTGGGTTAGCAACGTCCGGATCGAATTCGTCTTGCCCCACCTGGGCACCGCGTAGACGAGGATCGTGGCAAACTCAGCCCGGATGTCCTTCGTCCTCTTTACCTTCGGTAGCACGATCATCCGGTCCTCCTCCTATGAACGAGTGCTTGATTGCGAGACGATCTCCAACGGGGACGAGTGTCAGCATGTGGGACCAGACGTCCTGGCCGATCATATTCCCTTCCAGGACGAGTACGTCGGGGTTCTTCTCCCGGCGCACTCTCACCTGGCCCCACGCTGTCCGCGCGTACCCGTCATACAGGTAGAACCGGACTTCCTCGACCTGGGAGTCCCCTTCCAACGGGTAGATGATCTTCGGCAAGTTAGTCCCCTTCGGATTCGTTGCCGGGCTCGTCCTCGTCCGAGATCCCCAGCATCTCGAAGACTGCGTCCTCGTCAGTCGCGGCGATGGACTCGGCGAGTTCCGTGAGTGCGTCGACCGAGGCTTCGGAATCGCCCTTGCCCGGGATCGCGCTTTCGACTTCGGACTTGATCCAGGTGGTGAGGCGGTCGAGAACTTCTGCTTTGTTCATGGTCTTCTCTCCTACGTTGTACAAGACCCCGAGCACGCATCCCTCTGGAATTAGATAGAGCGTGCCGAGGTTACCAAGGTCGATCTGCTTCCAAGCCCACCGCTCGAAAACGATGTGCTTGCCTTGCAGGGGTCCCGTGTGCCAGAGCACCCGGCCACTAGTGGCTTTTCTTCGTCTCTCCGCAGGGAACCAAATTCCAGTCCTCGACCGCTGCTCGTCGCTGTCGGGCAGGACGACCAGCCAACCGCTTCTCGGTCTGAACGTTTGCAACACGCTTGTCCTCCACGACTTCGATATACGTGTCGACGAGTTCAGTCAGCGACAGGCTCTCCGCCGTCTCCCGGCTGCATCCCAGCGCCCTCCGCAAGTGTTCCTTCGCCCGGAGCATGTCCCGGCGTCGGATCGCCAACTCGTACCTCAGTGCTAGCATCGGCTTGCTCCTTCGGGGGATTCAGCAGGATGTTCGGATCGTCCATGTAGTCCGGTTCGCGCTTCTTGAACATCGTCCGGTTCATTTCCGAGTCATGCCCACAGAGGTCGAAGAACGGGCACTTGTAATACGACATGCACTGGTCCGTGTTCTTGTAGAACACTGTCTTCCAGTCCTCGCCAGCGGCGACCCGTGCATGGCGCCATGCGATTTCCCGAACGATCTCCGGGAACTCGTTCTCGAACTCGAGCAGCTCGGCGTCCGTCCGCATGTAGAACTCCCGCCGGAACTGTGGGGACTTTGTCTTGATCAAGCCGTTGATCATGGCGCCTGCGATCCTGGCTCCGAGGACTTTCGAAGCCCCGTACGTATACGCCGTCAGCTGCATGGAGAACGCATGCTTCTCGAAATTCCTATCGTCGTTCTTCGCCATGGTCTTGTGGTCGACGATCCAGAACTGGTCGAGCTGCTTCGCCAGCGAGTCGATTGTGAAGACGAGGAAGACGTTGGTACCCTGTCCGACTTCCACTCGCCCCTTGATCTCCAGGCCCAGCGGAGTCATGTCATCTTCGTCCGCGTAGTACGCAGTGTACGCGGGCCACATGTTCTTGGCCATCTCCCGGTGCTCGTACAGGAGTTCGTCGTCCCCCGGGAACATGGACTTGGGGAATTTCGAGGTCAGCCGCACCAGTCCCTTGTCTATGCTTTCCGCGAGGGGCGTGCCCCGCTTCTGCTCCATGAGGAAGATGTGGGTGGCTGAGCCGAATTCAAGAGCCCAGGAGGGCTTGTCCGGTTCGAGGTTCTCGATCCGCCGCCAGCCGTACTTGCGGTGGCAGTCCACGTATTCTTGCACCGAGGACTGCCTCCCGTTGAACTCACTGTTCAGGACGAGTTGCAGTCCGTCTACTTCAACCTGTAGATCTTTCACTTGGAGCCTCCTCTCTTACGGTGGGCGTTTGGACGATTTCAACGCGGAAGGAGTTCCCGTCCTCCCGACAATAGTACATGTAGCCGGTTCGGGTGGTCGAGTCTTCCCGTGTTTGAACGGACGAAGTGGGTGTGAGCTTGCTCCCACATTCGTTGCAGAATGCGAGCACTTGGGTCATACTAGGGAGTCTCCGAAAAGAGTATTGCGTAGCCGGTCCAACCACGAGACACTGCGGCCTTGCCGAGGGACTAGGTGCCCCGTGAACTCCGTGACGTTGAAGCCCATTTCGTGCGATTGCGGGCCGTGGATCGAGAGGTTGCAGAGGACGAAGCCGTGTGGTCCCACCATGAGCCTGACCCAACCCTGGTTGTGTCCCACTGGCCATTGGCCCAGGATCTCTTGCGCTTGTGGAAGAGCCCGAGGTTCAGCCTTCCATTGTTCGGAGTCCTGCCGGAGTTCGGAGGACAACGTTCCGACGAGAAACGTGTGGGCAGCCGCCAGCGCTGCCACCTTGGCTTCTTTCTCCGGTAGGCCCAGGTCAGCTTGGTACAGCCGTTCGAGGTCAAGGCGGTCCGCGTACGAGGTCCACCCGGCAAGCATCCCCGTCACGTATTCAAAGGCCCAGGCGGGGTCTGTCAGGGGCGTGACCTGTACTAGGTACTGGCGAAACCTCGCTGTGGACGTGGGCGGCACAACCTGCAGCATGAGGAGGGGTTCCCGCTCGACCGAGTCCTGCGTGCGCAGCCAAAGGGCTGGGTTATCCACATCCTGTGCCCAGATGTCCGGCCGCGCAGTGAAGTGTTCGAGGAGTTCCTCGGCTTCCCACCAAGCAAGTTGCAAGTTCACTGCTCTTGCTCCCGCTCCTCCATATGCTCGAGCAACCGGTCGACAAGCGCAGACATGTTTGGAGAAGACTGCCGGAGTGCCACCATCCGTTGCTCGCACTGTGCGAATTCCGTAGCAGCTTCGAGGACGTCGGCGGCTAGCGCCGTGTTTGTGCAAGCGATGCGTTCGAGGAGTAGTTGCGCCAGCATGCAGTAAGAAATCGTAACGCGGTCGGCCTCGCCAAGTAGGTCTTGGGGAACCCGTCCAGCGAGGTCGGTTTCGAGAGCCGAGAGCATGGTGGAGTCCGACGGGATGAGAGTGGAGTAGATCGCACGGGAACTTGCCTTCAAGTGGGAGTGGATACGGGGCATGTTATCTCCTCTTAGAACAGGTAACTGAGCAGGTAGCCAAACAGGATTGCTGCGCCTATGATCACAGCGCCTGAGAGCCGCGGGTGTTTAGAACGGAATGTCGCCTTTGGCCACGTCGGTGTTCTGCTCCGCAGGTGGTGCTTCGGACTGAGCTCCGCGTTCCTTCGCTTCGAAAACATACAGCTCTTCTCCTTCGAGCATGAATAGCCGGAGCCGGCCACTGACTTTGTCGGGGTTGTTCCAGAGGGTCAAAGAGCCCACCGGTGCCCAGAAGGGCTTGGGACCCTGGGTCGTGATCTTCCTACGGATGTCGAAACGGAGAGGGTTAGGCACGGGTGTGCTCCTCCACGGTTATGACGAGGTATTCCGA